ATATTTTATTTACTGCATATTTTATTTACTGCATATTTTATTTACTGCATATTTTATTTACTGCATATTTTATTTACTGCATATTTTATTTACTGCATAAATGTTAATTGTAAAAAAAAATATTTAAAATACAAAATAAAATATAAAACATTATATTCACAAAAAGCAGGTTGTGTAAATATAGTATTAGATGATTATTCTATTGAATTGGATATACTACCAAAGAGTAATTTAAGAACATTTTTAGAAAATTACATAGAAGAGAAATTTAAGTTAGATGATATTATAAATAATATATCTTATCATTTAAGTGATGATTATAATTATTCATATGAAGAAATAGAAATAGTCTTATCTAATCCAAAAATTTTAGACTTAATTAATAATATAAAAATAAAAATTAAACAAGAACTTAAACAATTAGACCATGGACTTTCAGACAATTTATCTTTTGCTGATATTAATTATAAGATAAGAACTCCATTTGGGCAACAAACTTTACCTCTTGAAGAAAGAGCTACAATTAAATTAATTAATGTACCAATGTACCTTTACAGTTTTTTAATAATAGAAAAAAATAATTATAATTATATATTGAAATTACTATTTTATAATTTACTAAATAAATTTGAAGAACAAAACTACTTATATATTGAAGAGGGTTTAATTGATACTTTTGATATGATCCCCATAAACCAAATATATTATATATTTAAAAATATTTTTATTGGTAAAACATATATTAAAGAAATTACATTATATATTGATGATTTAAAAAGTTATAAATTATTTGTAAATCCACAATCAAAAATATATGAAACTTTAGTTAAATTTTTTAATAACTACGAAGCAAATTTAAAATTTTCTAAAAAAAATCAAGATAATATAGATAATATAGATGATATATACAGTGAAGAAGATATATTTGAAAAAGAAGATGAAATTTATCTATATATAGAAAATATAGATGGTATAAATCAACAAAGAATTTTTGAAAATATAAATAATGACAATTTAATAGGAATTAATGTAATAAAATTTAATTTAAATCCTTCAGATAGAGAAATTCCTTTAAATACTACAATTACTTAGCATATTACTAAATCAGAAAATATTGAACCTAATAAATTTACGTATTTATATTTATTTATAATAAAACATAATAATTTTTTAAGAAATAATGTACATTCTTTTCTAATAAATGCAAATATAAAAATAGAAGTATTAAAGAATTTATTAGATATTATTGATGATAGATATTATTATGTAAGTTTAAATTTTTATCAATTACCACCATTATACAAACTAAAGATAGAAGATTACCTAATAAAATATACTATAGTTTATATAGATGATATAATTAAATATATATCAGAATTGGGAGAATTAGAAAATATTGATTTAAATAATAGAATAGAAATATTAGAGTATATTTATAAAAAAATTAAAGTATATAATATAAATTTTGTAGAAGATGACACTAAGTTGAATTTTCCAACTCAAATTACTTACAAACTTGTTGATATTAATAAATTTGTAAAAGATAATCTAAAACTTACAGATTTAGAATATAGTACTTATAATGAAGTAAATGATGTAAATATTACACGCAACTTAGCAAAATATACGAGATTTATATATAAATTCCCTTTAGAAATTGATTAAACAAATTAAAAAGAAATAAAAAAGTTATTAGAATTTATCAAAATATACGAGATTTATATATAAATTCCCTTTAGAAATTGATTAAACAAATTAAAAAGAAATAAAAAAGTTATTAGAATTTATCAAAATTGTGGGAATGCGTTAAATATTTTAATTACCTAGTAAATTTGTATTTAAATTATTATTTATTTTCTTTTGTTTCTTTATATAAGAAAAATTTGTAAACATAACTATCAAATTGAATTAATATATGTGGTATAATAATAATACTACTTAATACTACTGCGATAATTACATCATTATCCATATATTATAAAGTATTATAGTATTCTTTCTATATTATTCTCTTCTTTTTATTACTATATCTATTACACCGACCAACATTTAAAATGATTTGTTTCATTATAAATGTTGGTCGGTGTAATAGAGTAAATAATAATAATATTTAATATTAATCAACTGATTTTATACTCATTACTATTGTAATTCTATATATTTTTTTTATAACATTTTTTAGGTAAATGAACACATACAAAATAACCAGTCCAATAAGTTCCAATAAATATTAATCCAAAACCAAGTGGTCCCATATATTATTTATAATATAAATAATCCTATAAGTGTAAATATATATGCATATTGCAATATAAATATTTAAATAATGTAATATAAAATATTATATTATTTAAGTTTAAATTAACAAAATTAAATAAATACTATTATGGAAAAAAACAATTTATTAATAATTGGAGGAGGACAATTAGGTCTTATGCTGGTTGAAGAAAGTTATAATTTAAAAGAATATATAAATAAAATTTATATTTATACAGATACAGAAAATACACCTTGTCATTATTTAGATTTTATCAAATATAATTATGTTACTATTATAGAAGGTGATTATACTGATAGAGATAAAATAAATAGTATAATTAATAAATGTGATAAAATTACTTATGAATTTGAATCATTTCCTACTAATATTTTTGAAAATGATAATATTAAAAATAAAGTATATCCTTCTATTGATACTCTTAAAATTATTAAAGATAAATATAAACAAAAATTATATATTGCTAATAATATTAAAAATTTATCATTTGGTGCATTTGATATAGTAAATTCTTTTTATGATATTATTAATTTTGTAAAAATATACTCATATCCTTGTATTTTAAAATGTAGGTATGGTTCATTCGATGGACGAGGAATTTTTTTAATAAAAAATGAAATAGATTTAGAAAAATTTAGAAATTTAGAATCTAATAAATTTTATATAGAAGATTATATAGATGTTGATAAAGAAATTTCTATTGCTGGATGTTTAGGTATAAATAATCAATTTAGATATTATGATCCTGTGAACAATTTACATAAAAATAATATATTATCAAAAACAGTATTTCCTGATGATAAATTAAATAATAGTATTAAAAATCAACTTATAGATATATTAAAACAAATATTACATTTATTTAATACAAAAGGAATAGTAGTTATTGAAATGTTTATAAAGGATAATCAAATTTTTTATAATGAAGCGTGTATTAGAGTACATAATTCCTATAATCATACTTTGCATTCAAATGTAACTTCACAATTTGAAAATCATTTACGTTCTATATTAAATTTAAATTTAGGATTAATAAAATCTAATTTTTCCGGTAATTTTTATAATATAATTTCAAATTGTCAAGCATTACAAGATATAGAAAAAATAGAAGATAATATTGATTTTATAAAAAATTATAATAAAAAAAGTATAGGTGTAAGAAAAATAGGACATATTGTTTGTAAAAAAATTAATAAAAATATTTTATAATAATAAATGGTTAATTGGAAAACAAATATTTAGAAATGAAATTAAAATATATTAATGCTAAACAAAAGGCAGGTGCTTTAAATACTAATGCGAGACGATTTGATTTAATGATTTTAGATGCTTTAGAAGAAACATATCCACAAATACGAAGTACAGATAAATGGTCCTGATATGAATGATTTAATGGAAGATGGATTTGAAATTAAAATATCTAAAAAACCAATTAATTACTCTACTGCTTTTATTAAAGAAGTATTATATAATGAAAATACATACAAATTTTATATATTAAATGAGGTAGGACAAACTGATATGATGAGGATACACCAGTTGAATTAACATTACAATCGGTTGATGAATATAACTATGATACTAATAAAGCTACATTATTAAACCAGGAAATAATTAAAGTTACAGATGTATCAGATTTAGTTTTTATCCTACTAAAGAAAATATCGTAAAAGCAATTATCAGCACCCAATAATTTAAATATTATATTATTATATGGACGATTATTCTAAAATAAAAGAATTAAATAAAGAAATAAAACATTTAGATAATAAAATTTATATATCAATAATCAATAGAAAATTTTAAAAAAAATTTGTTTTATGTAATCAAATAGATAAACTTTGTTCACATAAGAATAGAGAAAGTAGATTTTGTTATGATTGTGGATTAAATTACTTAAATAAATATTTATAATGATTAATTATATAATATTTATAATATTATTATTTATAATATATTCATTAGAAAGTATGTTATAGTTTATTTTTGATACAAATATATTGGAAAAACAAACAAATAAGAATTAGAATTAGAAAATAATTAAAATTATTTAAGATATAAATTTATTGTTGTGTTGAATTTGGATATGTTTTATTTAATACTAATTTCATTATATTTTCACTTACTTTACCAATTAAATATTCTGAAATTTGTTTTCCCATTCCACTTCTTTGGATATCCTCTTCCAATTGTTCTGGAGGTATAACGGAATGAAATACATTTACTAATACATCTAGTTTTATATCCAGATCTTCTTTATTTCCAAATTTACTTAAATCCTTACCAGTTACTCGTTTATATAATTCTATAATTGCATCACTATTAAGCATATGCATATTATATCCATTTTGTGCTAATGTATTTTCAGTATCATTTATAAATGCGTTTAATATTAAAATTAATAATTCTAATAAACTTCTTTCAGAAATTCTACTACTATCTTTAAACACTAATAACGTATTTATGAATTCATCAAGAATTTCTGATTTATATAGTTGAATAGATTGATTTAGACGACTTCCTCCAAATATTGAGTTGTTTTTTTTTAAATTATTTTTAGCAGTAATATATTTTAATTTCATTTCTAAATATTTATTTTTCCAATTAATCATTATAATAGTATATTAGTATATTAGAAAATAAAATAAAGTAATTATAAATAAATGTAATATTAAATTTATTTATTATTTATATATAATATAAGATGTTATCAGAAGAATTTATTAGAAATAATAAACATAATTTATGTATAAATTCACTTTTACATAAACAACAATTTTCAGAAGATTTACTTTATGAATTAATTGGATATTATTCAATTGATGTAATGGTTAGAACTCAAAATGTAACAAAAAAATTTTTAAATAAAATTCTAGATAGTAATAATATTAATACTGAAGAATCATATAATACAGTTGATAATTATTTTTTAATGCCTATTAAATTAAAAAAAAGAATTGAGAAAATTAATAATACTTTAGCTAAAAATATTTTACAATTAATATTTCAAAAAAAAACTAATTTAGCATTATCATTAGATATTACAGATAAAACAAAATTTTTAGAAATACTTAATAATGTAGCTCAACATATTTGTATATTAAAAACTCACATAAATACTATTAATAATTTTGATGAACAATTTATAAAAGATATTTTATTATTACAACAAAAGTATAATTTCTATATTTTAGAAGATGGAAAATTTTCTGATATAGGTAATACATTTAAAAAACAATTAACAGAGGGTATTTTTAAAATAAATAATTGGGCAAATTCTATTACTGTACATGGTATTGCAGGTAATAGTATAATTAGTACTTATAAAGATATAAATAATAAAAATTTAGATAAAGGTTTAATTTTTGTTGCTGAAATTTCTAATAAAGGTAATTTAATAACTCAAAAATATACTAATAATATTGTAAATATGTGTAATAAAAATAATAAATTAGTTGCTGGTTTCGTAACACAAAAAAAATTATATGATGATACTTATTTATACTTCACGCCTGATGTATCAATTGAAAATACTAATGATAATATGGACAAAAATTATAAAACACCTGAAAAAGCTATATGTGAAGATGATTGTGATGTTATAATTTGTGGTCATGGTATATATAATTATGATAATTATAAAGATAAATGTTTAGAGTATAAATTACAAGGATGGAAATACTTTATAAACAAATATTCTTAATTTACCTTTGAACTCTATTTATTATTTTTCATTATGTTTATAATATATAAAGTAATTTTATATTAAAATATAACTTATAAAATTGATTTAATAATTTAAAATAATTTTAAATGATAGAAATTAGTTGTAGAAATTCTATGATTAAACAAAAATCATTATTAAATACTCGAAAAATATCATTAAAAGAATTAAAAAAAACATTATTAAATACTCGAAAAATATCATTAAAAGAATTAAAAAAAACTGTAAAAACTGATATAAAAAATTTAAGTTATGAATATAAACAAATTTTAAATAAGTTATTTGATGAAAATAAACATCTTAAAATTTATGATAATCAGTTACTATATCAAGTAATTAAAATAAAAAATTATGCTGTAGGAGAAATTATAATACATGAAGGATCAATTTTTAATAATGTAGGAATTATTTTGGAAGGTTCAGTACAAGTTATGAAAAATAATAGAGGCATTATAGGTAATTTAGGCAAAGGTTCTTGGTTTGGTAATTTTAAATCATTAAGTCTTGCAACTATATTAATTTTAAAAGAAACAAAAATAGTTATAATAAATTATGAGGACTTAGAGATAAAAAAAAATAAACCATTATTTAAACAAAAACATCTATGTTTTAATAAACAAAATATTATATTTGAAAATTTAAATTTTTATAAAAAAATAGGAGAAGGAGCTTTTTCTCAAGTATTTATATGTCAAATAAATGATAAAAATATATATGCGATAAAATGCATGAATAAAAGCAATATTATAAAAAACAATGCAAAACAAAACATATCAAACGAAATAGAATTATTAAAACACATAAATAATAAACATAATAATTTTATTGTAAAATTTATTAATAAATTAGAAGACAGTATTAATATTTATTTACTATTAGAATACATTGAAGGTATAGAACTCTTTAATTATTTATGTAGTAGAAAAAGACTTAATGAAATAGAAACAAAATTTTATGTTTCTAATATAATTATTGCTATCGAATATTTACATTCTCAAAATATTATATTTAGAGATTTAAAACCAGAAAATATTATTATATGTAAAAATGGTTATTTAAAATTAATAGATTTCGGTTTTGCTAAAAAAATAAATGATAATGAATTAACTTATACATTATGTGGAACACCAGATTATTTAGCACCAGAAGTTATGTCGAACATGGGTTATAATAGATCAGTAGATTTTTGGACTATTGGAATTTTAACTTATGAATTACTACATGAAAAAACACCATATATAAATAATAATGTATATAATTTTTATAATACTATTACAACTCAAATATTAAAATTTAATGCTGATATTAGTAATGATTTTAAAAATTTTATAAGTTCATTATTATTTATAAATCCTAAAAAAAGATTAGGTTCATTTAATGGTATTACTGATGTAAAAGAACATATATTATTTAGTAATTACAAATGGAATTATATAAATAATATGAGAATTAAAGCACCATATATACCAGAAATTTTAACAACAATTGATATTAAATATAAAAAAACTTATAAAGAGTTTATTAATTAAATTATATATATTTTTCTACTACACCTTCGTTATTGGTGAAGAAGATATTTTTAATTTTATAATTTTTTTGTTTTGCAATTGAATATATTCCTTTATAACAATTATCACAACATTTTGCCAACATTAAATTTCTTTTTTTACTTCGCGAAATTCTGAAAACGAATACATTTATTTTAATCATTTTATTTTTTTTATTTATTGGTAATTTATTCATAGCATCCATTTCCGCGTGAAGTGAATCATAATAATTATCCTTATTTAATCTTTTACTAACTCCATACTGATTCGTACCAAGGTTGTAAAACATATGACATTTGGGAATTAAGAATCAAACAACCTATATGTTCGTGACCTCCATTAGCGTTTTTAGGTGCATTCATTCTTTTTTCAAAAGAAGAATCAAATTTATTCAACAAATAATCTGACTGATTACAAGGCAAACACACATTTCGCAAAGACATAACTAAAAATATAGTTGTATATAAATCAATTTTATAGTAAAATTATTTTTAATCTTTATATCAAAAATTATTGTTTTAGAATTAATTTTATAATTTATTTTATAATAATAATATAAATGCCTATTGGTCAAATATCTTTTACTAATATTACTAATAATAAAAAATCTACTATAACTTCAAATGATTTGATTTTATACACAAATCAAGGTAAATTGTATTTTAAAAATCAGGAAATTATGGATAAAGGAAATCAAAATGATATAAGCACAGTTGGGACAATTACAACTGGCATTTGGGAAGCAACAATTATTGATAATAATTATTTACCTTTAACATTATCAGATAAAATATTAGATAATCCTACAATAACAAAAATAGGTATAGGTGAAAATACTTTATTAGTATCTGATTCATCAGAAAATTTTTTATACAAGCAGCTACAATTAGGGGAAGGTTTAAATTTAGTAGGTTCGTCTAATTCAATTTTAAAATTAAATATGGATAGTAATACAAATACAAATTATAATTCATTTTCTTCAAATGCTTACTGGATTAGTCCACCATTTATAAATAATTCAATGAATTCTGATGTTAATGATTATCAAACTATGAATCTGGCATATCAGAATTTAGCAGTAGAATTTGATCACTATATTTTACCTAAAAATGTAACTGCTACAAATTTAACATTAATTCAGTCAGAAGAATCTACAACCACATATGATATTAATATAATTAAAAATAAAACAACATATTCTCAAAAAGTTAATTTAATTTCAGATGTTAATACAAAATTATTAATAAAATCCGATATTAATTCTTTATATAGTATACAAGAAACAGGATTTACAGGGGTAAAAATTAATGATTATTATGAATTTAATGGAATAGACGATCATTTTACAATACCAGCAAATATTGCACCGGAATTAGGAGGTTCTGATATTACAATAGAATTTTTTACTAAATTATCATCAGTAATTAAAGATTATCAGACAATTTATTCTCAAGGTATAAATGTACCAGGAAAACTGTTATCTATTTATTTAAATAATACAGTTATGAATTTTAGTTTTTATAATAGAAATATATACTATGATGTATCCGCATATTTTAACATATGGACACATTTTGCTTTTACTTATGATAATTCTGCTACAACAAATAATAATGCTGTAAAAATGTATATTAATGGTTCATTAGTTACAAATCCAAATTTTTATGGAAATATTTACGAAGGCACAACAGCATTAGGAATAGCATATGTTGGTAATGGAAATATTTATACAGATGAATACTTAAATGCATACTTAAAAAAATTAAAAATATGGAATAGTGTTAGAACTATTAATCAAATATCATCATCATTATACTATAATGGTAGTATTAATTTTACATTACAAAATGATAATTTATATTTAGATTTAATTGTTTCTAATAATTCACAAGTTGAAAATTTATTAATGTATATACCTATGTATTATAATACAAATAATAATATATATTATAAAGATTATAAAAGTTTTAGTGATATATCTTCTTCAGCGCATACAATAACTCAATTTGGAAGTACTCATAATAGATTAAAACAAAGTGTACTACCAAGTTACGAACCTACTGTTAAATTTGGTTCAACATCTATATATTTTAGTGGAAATAATGATTATTTACAAATAGCAAATCATAATGATTTTGATTTGATTGATAATAATTTTACAATTGAATTTTGGGCTTATATACTTGAATTAAATGGATTACAAACTTTTATTACACAATCTATTGCATCTGGAAGTAATTCATCTTTTGATATAGGAATTAATCCTTTAGGAAAAGTGTATATTAATATTACTAATTTAACTACTGGTTGGGATAATACAAAAACTTATATATCTAATACACATATTTTAATTAATAAATGGTATCATTATGCTATAAGTAGAATAAATGAAAATATATTTTTATTTATAAATGGAGTAAAGGATATTAATTTAATAGATTTAATTAATCAAAATTATACTATTAATGATAGTAGTCATGATATAATAATTGGTATACAAAAAGATGATGCCCAAGATGCAAATTCTACTAATATGTTAAATGGTTATTTAGAAGAAATTAGATTTACAAATGGTATATCTTTATATAGTAATAATTTTTCAGTTCCTACAAGTCCTTTTAATATTACACAAACTAAAAGAATTAGTTTAAATAATAATATTTCCTTCATAGAAGGTGATAAATTAAAAATTTCTATAAATAATACTAATAGTTCTATTAATGGTGAAGAAGTTTTAATAATTCTTGATGGTTATTATGATGATACTTATGTTAATTCTTCCTGGAATAGAGGAAATTCAATTTTATATACTACTGATAGTAAAGTTGGTATAGGAACTAATAATCCTTTATCTACTTTACATTTACATACGAATATAACAAATGATATTAAATTATTAATAAATAATGTAGATATTTCAAATACTAATGAAAAATCATTAGGTAAAATAGGTTGGATTGGTAGTGGAAAAAATCCAACTGATAATAATTTAAGTGCTTTTATTGAAGCGTATAATAAAAATAATGAAGATGATTATACTGCTAATTTAAGATTTATTACTTCATCTGTTAATACTACATCAACATTGAACTCTACTACTTATGCTGAACGTATGATTATAACTAAAGATGGTAAAGTTGGAATTAATAGTTCTAATCCACAAAATATATTAGATATTAATGGAGATTTATATGTAAGTGGTACTATACTATCTAATTCTACTATAAATATTCCTTCAGGTTCAACAATTGGTGATATTACACTATCAAATGGTTCTATTAATGATTCAAGTGGTCTTATTTCTTTTGGTACTAATAATTTAACTACAAGTGGTGATTTCAGTTCTAATAATTTAAATGTAAGCGGAACTTCAAATTTTTCAAATATAAATGCAAGTTCTGGTTCGGAAATAGCTAATATTATATTTCAAAATAATAGTATAACTACAACAAATTCTGGTAATATATCTTTTGGTTCTGAAAATTTACTTTCAACAGGAAATATAGGAATAGGAACTAACAATCCTTTATCTGCTTTGCATATTATTTCTAATAAACAAAATATTCCAAGTGTAGAAGGTATACATATTGGAAAGGATAATAATAGTTTAAGTGGTAATAGTTATGGTATAGAATTAGTTGATAAAGATGGAACAAAAACAACATACATTGATTTTACTAATATTAATTCTGATAAAAAAGCAAGAATTTATTACCATAATAATGTATTAAAATTAAGTAATAATACGGATCAACCACAAATTTATATTAATAATGATAATAATGTTATTATTGGAGTTACTGATGGTAAATTTTTAGGTTTAGGTAATACTATACCTACTCATAAATTAACTATTTCTGATTTTGAAAATTCAAATCAACCACTTATAAAAATAGAACCAAGTGCTCATAGTGAATCTACTTATAATACTTATTTTGGAGGTTGGGGTTCTGGTAATGGTTCAAATATAAATTGTTATACAGATTCTTCTTGGATTAGAACCTCTTCTGATTTATATATTGATGCACCAGAAAATAGAAATACATTTATTAATTATAACAATAATGGTAATGTTTTTATTAAAGGAACCTTATTTGTTAATGGTAGTGCTTTTGGTGGTCCGGGTGGAACTATACCTGATATATGGTCTATGGATTCTACTGATATTTACTATAATTCTGGTAATGTAGGTATTGGAACGGATACTCCTTCTACAACACTAGATATTAATGGTGATATTAATTTTACTGGTGGATTATATAGAAATGGTCTTCCATTTACATCAGGTATAAGATTAACAACTATTAGTGATTATGATAGAAATACAAAAATTACAGCAGAAGACGGATTTAATAATAATAATCAATTAAAATTTTATACTAACAATATTCAAAGAATGATTATTGATAATAATGGTAATATTGGTATTGGAACTATAAACCCACTTACTAAATTACATATTGAAGGTACCGATGGGTTAATTATACCAGTTGGAGATACAAGTAATGATAGACCCCCAGCAGAAATGCAATATCAAGGTATGATACGTTATAATAGTATTTTAAATACTTTTGAAGGTTGTGATGGTACTAATTGGGGTTCATTAGGAGGTATTATAGATATAGATCAAGATACATATATAACAGCAGAAGAAAATAATGATAATGATGAATTAAGATTTTATACTGGCGACGGAGATCAAAATACTAAAAATTCTACTTTAAGAATGATAATTAAACAACATGGTAAAGTTGGTATTGGTACTGACAATCCATTAACTAAATTACATATTGAAGGTACAGATGCTATAATTATTCCAAAAGGAACAACATCGGAACAACCTACAGGAGTAGAAGGTATGTTAAGATATAATACAGAAATAAAAAAATTTGAAGGTTATACTACAGGATGGAATTCTTTAGGAAAGAATTTTACATTAAGTAATTTTAATTCTAATTCTACAATAACAAATAATATTATTAGTAAAGTT